ATCGTATAAAAAGCGCGCCGTTAACCAAAGCGTTTCAAGCTGAAGTTGATGGTATGTATATGTTTTGCTCTATATTTAAAGGGTTTGAGGTTGATCACATTATCCCATTAAATGGTAAATATGTATCAGGGTTACATGTACCTCAAAATTTACAAGTACTTACTGTGTTTGAAAACAGAAGTAAAGGTAATAAATTTAATATTTAATTCCCACAAAAAGGATTAGTAAAATGACTGAGTATAACAAATATCAGTTTCCTGATGAACAAGATCAGAACACTGACGCTAATGACGATAGTTTTGAAGTAGAAATAGAAGTTGTTGATGACACCCCGGAAGAAGACCGTGGCCGTCAACCAATGCCTAAAGAAATCGTACAAGACTTAGAGCAAGATGAGCTTGAAGAATACGATGCGGCAGCAAAAGAAAAGTTAAAGCAGCTTAAGAAAGTATGGCATGACGAGCGTCGCGCTAAAGAACAGGCGCATAGAGAACAGCAAGAAGCTGTGGCCTTTGCTAAACGCCTATATGAGGAAAATCAAAAGCTGCGTTCTGCCTATAGCACGGGTGAAAAAGAATACATCTCAACAGCCCAACAAGCAGCGCAATATGAAGTAGAGTCAGCCAAACGCGCTTATAAAGAAGCTTATGAAGCAGGCGATACCGACGGTGTAATTGAAGCTCAAGAAAAATTAAACTTAGCTCAATTAAAAGTACTGCGGGCCAATAATTTAAGAGAGACCCCTTTACAAGAGCAAGAAGATGTTGTACAACAGTATCAAAACCAACAACCTGTTCAACAAACCGTACAGCCTGACCGTAAAGCTTTAGCGTGGCAAGAGCGCAATAAGTGGTTTGGTACTGACGATGAGATGACATCAGCTGCATTAGGCTTACACACAAAGCTGCTTAATCAAGGCGTAGAAGTTGGTTCTGATGAATACTATGACGTATTGGACAAAACAATGCGCAAACGGTTCAGCGAGTATTTTGGTGAACAGCCAAAGGCGACTAAACCTAAAACGGTAGTTGCTCCGGCATCACGCAGCACATCTTCAAACAAGATAAAACTTAGCCAGAGTCAAGTCCAGCTAGCAAAGAAACTGGGTCTTAGCCCTGAAATTTACGCAAAAGAAGTTTTAAAATTGGAGAATAGATAATGACTGCACAAAATAGATTAACTCGTGAACTTGAAACCAGAGCACTGACTGAACGTCCTAAGCAGTGGATGCCACCAGAATTGCTCCCTGAGCCTGACAAAGAGGCTGGGTTTGCCTATAGATGGGTTCGTGTCTCAACACTGAACAACGCTGATCCTAGAAACCTCTCGTCCAAAATACGTGAAGGCTGGGAACCCGTTAAGTTGAGCGAGCAACCTAAATTCCAACTGCTAGTCGATCCAGATAGTCGTTTTAAAGACAATATCGAAATCGGCGGATTGTTACTTTGCAAAACTCCTGTTGAATTCATTGAGCAACGTAATGCATATTACCAAAATCAAACCCAACAGCAGACTGAAGCAGTAGATAACAATTTGATGCGCCAAAACGACTCGAGAATGCCTTTATTTAATGAGCGTAAATCTTCGACAAGTTTTGGTACTGGAAACTAATTTAATTTAACGAGGTCAATATGGCTTATCCTACAGTTTCAAAGCCTTACGGCTTGAAACCGATCAACTTGATCGGCGGTCAGGTGTTTGCTGGTTCTACCCGCAACATTGCGATCACTACTTCTACTGTTAACTACAACACCGCAATGTTCTATGGTGACGTAGTACAGATTGATGCAACTAACGGCACAATCATCAAAACTACTTTGGATACAGAAAGCACAGCTGTACCGGGTGTTATTGGTGTGTTCTTAGGTTGTACTTATACTAACCCTGTAACCAAACAAAAATTGTTTGCTCAATACTGGCCCGGCTATGCTTCTGGCGTAACTGATGCAATGGCTGTTATTGCTGACGATCCTGATACTCTGTTCCAAGTGGTATCTGTTGGTTCTACTGTTGACGGCGATGGTTTAACTCCAGTTGCTGTTGCTCAAGCTGTATTGGGTGGTAACGCTCAATTGGTATTGAACACAGGTAACACCAACACTGGTGATTCTGCTTACGGCGTTTACGTTGCTGGCACTACTTCAACTGCTGCGGCTTTCCGTATCGTTGATTTCGTACCTGAATCAGCAACTTCTAGTGGTTATGTTGAGTTGATCGTTAAGTTCAACCAAGGTTTCCATTCTTACAACAACGCTACTGGCCTATAAGGAGTTAACTCATGGCAATTTCACGCGCACAGTTATTAAAAGAGTTGCTGCCGGGCCTGAACGCTTTGTTCGGTTTGGAATATGCTCGCTATGGTGAAGAACATAAAGAGATCTACGAAACAGAAAGCTCTGAGCGTTCTTTTGAAGAAGAAACAAAACTGTCTGGTTTCTCTGCTGCTCCTGTTAAAAACGAGGGTTCTGCCATTCGTTATGACAACGCACAAGAAGCTTGGACTGCTCGCTACAACCACGAAACCATTGCTTTGGGCTTCAGCTTAACTGAAGAAGCTATCGAAGATAACTTGTATGACTCTTTGTCTGCTCGTTATACAAAAGCTTTGGCTCGTGCTATGGCTTACACCAAACAAGTTAAAGGTGCTTCTGTTTTAAACAACGGTTTCAGCTCTAGCTACTTAGGTGGTGATAACCAACCTCTGTTTTCTAATGCTCACCCATTAGTATCAGGCGGCACAAACAGCAACATCCCTAGCACTGCTGCTGACTTGAACGAAACCTCTTTGGAAAATGCTGTAATTCAAATTGCTGCATGGACTGACGAGCGTGGTTTGCTGATTGCTGCTAAACCTAAAAAACTGATTGTTCCACCAGCACTGCAATTCGTTGCAACCCGCTTGTTGGAAACTGAACTGCGTGTTGGCACAACTGATAACGATATCAACGCTATCAAAAACAACGGTTCTATCCCAGAAGGTTATGCAATCAACCACTTCTTGACTGACACCAATGCTTGGTTCTTGACCACGGACGTTCCAAATGGATTAAAACATTTTGTCCGTTCACCATTGGCTCAAACAATGGATGGTGACTTCGACACAGGCAACGTTCGCTACAAGTCAAGAGAAAGATATTCATTTGGTTGGAGCGACCCGTTAGGTATTTACGGAAGCGCTGGGGCTTAATGTTGTAAATCAATAACTTAGGTTATTATTGGAGACCCGCTCCGGCGGGTTTTCTTTTGCTTGTGTGGGCTTAAGTATTTTATAGTAAAAAACAACAACGTGGTATAACTCACTTTACATAAATTTATTTTTGTGGTCTAATACATTTTAAGTAATGTTGAGGTGAATTATGACTAAAAGATTGACACAAGAAGAATTCGTAAAGAAGGCTAATGAATTACACAACAATAAATACAGCTACAAAAATACTGTTTATATACGTAGCGCTGATAAAGTAGAAGTGTCATGCCCTACCCACGGGGCGTTTCGTGTAACCGCAAACAATCACATTTCTCTTAGTAACCTGTCTGGATGCCCACAATGTTACGGAAACAAAAAGATAACCCTTTCAGAATTCGTAAGAAAAGCATCGTTAATCCATGAAAACAAATATGATTACTCCAAAGTAATCGTCCTTAATTCTCAAAAACCTGTAACGATTATTTGCCCAAATCACGGAGAGTTCAATCAAACGCCTACTAGGCATTTGGCTGGTAGGGGGTGTCAAATATGTGGAGGCACGACAAGACAAAAAACTGAAGAACTTATTAAACGCGCTATAGAAACGCATGACGGGTTTTATGACTATTCAAAAGTCGGTAAAGGGATCCGCGCGACTGACAATGTAGTAATAACATGCCCTGTGCATGGAGACTTTGAACAAAAATTAAAGCTTCATATAAATAGAGAATATGGGTGCCCTCGCTGTGGGCAAAAATCAAAAGGGGAAAACGAGCTGGCAGAGTTTTTATCAAACTATGCAAAAGTAGAACGTAGAAATAAAAAGGTATTAGATGGAAGAGAGATAGACATATGGCTTCCAGAACATGGTATAGGGGTGGAATTTCATGGGTTATA